TTTGAGATAACACGAAAGGCAATCTAATGGAACAATTAAAGCAAGTCAGTCTTACTTGGTTCCGTGCCGCAGCAGCCGCTGCTATCGCACTCTACCTAGCAGGAGAGACTAACCTCAAAGTTCTAGGAACAGCAGCCCTTGCTGGCTTCCTTGGACCAGTATTGAAGTGGCTAGACTCATCTGCCCCTGAGTTTGGCAGAGGTGCTGAATAACTTAATACTGTTTAAACAAAAGACCCCCGCCGTCAAGAAATATCTTGATGAGCGGGGGCTTTTTTTATTTGTCCTTTAGTAGAAGGACCCTGAAATAACTTCCCCAATTACTTCAAGGCGTGCCGACAATATCAAGTGGTGTGGGTGCTGTCAATTCAGCGCCACATAATGCACACTCTGCATCTGTAAACCAAAGTATAATTTCCCCATCTTCAAAGATGCACGCGACTTTAATTACCTGAGAACCACAGGGACATACATGCGTTGGAATACCGCGATAACTGTGCTTTAATTGGCTTTGCTTCCGCTTACGCTTCAGCAACCACATACACTTAACCCGTTCTGCACGAACAGGAGTATACTCAAAAAAACTACATTTGTGTAATTTGCTACGGCGTGTCGCAGAATAGAGGAGCGAGGTGCTTGTAAACTCCTCTATTGATATGAGTACTTTAGAAGAAAAGACAGGCAAAAACTACATCAGCCACAGCGCCATGAGTACATGGCTAAACTGCGGTTGGTCGTACTACCTCACCCGCATACAGAAAGTCGCTGAGAACCCATCCTACTGGCTTGTAGGGGGTAAATCTCTACATGAAGCAACAGAAATATACGACACAATTCCACCCCTTCAAGGGGACTTCAACCCTACTGCAGTATTTACTGCACGATGGGAGGAGAACTATCGTCTTGCTGACAACGGCATGCCGTTCCGTGCTGGTGGCAGGGCTACTAAAGCGTATCCAAATAAGGAGGATGCTCGGTGGTGGCTAGACAATGGACCCAAGATGGTGGACTTTTGGATTCAGTTCCGACAAGATAGTGGATACCAGCCATATCAATTATCAGGTGGTGAGTTCGCCATTGAAACTGAACTTAATGTAGAAATCGGTGGTGTATTAATGAAAGGATTTTTGGACCGACTTATGGTTTCACCTGCTGGTGAACTCATTGTTGTGGACATAAAGACTTCTAGTAAACCACCTGTTACCTATACACAACTAGGCACATACGCGATTATGTGCGAAAAAACTATGGGTGTGCGCCCTGTTAAGGGTGCTTACTTCATGGCTCGTACTGGTGAGTTAACTGAGCCAGTAGACTTAACACACTACACTGAAAAGCGTTTAGCCTCACAGGTTAAAGGCTTTAAGATTGCCGTTGACAACAACATATTCATACCGCAACCAGGATTTATGTGCGGTACATGTTCTGTTAATCATGCTTGCTATGCAGTAAATGGTTCCGAATCACACAAATACCCCGAACTAGGAGATACAGATGAGTGACAACTCACCAATCCAAATCAATTTCAAGACCAAGAAAGATGGCATGTTGATTAACCTTCGTGCCCAAGATGGTGCTGAACTTGATTTATTGCTTGACCAACTTACACAACGCATTGCTGCGTTAGTTGACCTTGAGAAAACTGTTGAAGGTATGGCAGTTGTCAAGGATGCTTTCCCACAATCAGTACAAGTACAAGGTACCACTGCGGTACCACGCCCAACTCAAGCAGCACCTGCAGCAGGAGCGCCTGATTGTTCTTGTGGTAGTGGACCTATGCGCTTTGTGCCAGCAGGTATTGCTAAGGCAACAGGTCGCCCATATAAGGCGTTCTACGCTTGCCCTAAGCCACAGGGACAGGCTTGCCAAAACAAGGTAACCGTATAGTTCATGCGCCTTCTTTCTCGCGCAATCAGGACTGCATCAGCAGGGGGTGCCACGCTTCCAACAGTGTGGCGCTCGCTGCTTGAGCAGCAGATAGCGTTTAGACGAGGCGAAGTTAGCATGATTGCTGGTCCTCCAGGGGCTGGTAAATCAACACTTGCTCTTTCACTTGCGGTGCATGTGCAGGTACCAACCCTTTATATTTCTGCAGATACACACTCTCACACTATGAGCCTGCGCCTACTTGCGATGTTAACTGGTAGGTCACAAGCAGAAGTTGAACCAATGATGGAAGCAGATAGGGAGTGGGCAGCACAAATGCTCAAGCCTGCTGACCACATCATGTGGGAGTTTGATTCAGCACCTACACTCAAAGATATTGAGGATGCAATCCTTGCATCTCGCGAGCGCCTTGGTAAAGATGTTGAACTTATCGTGCTTGACAACGCAGTTGATGTCACCCTTGATGGACAAGATGAGTGGGGCGGACTACGCACTCTCATGCGTGAACTCAAGTGGTGGGCTAGAGATACTGGCGCAGCCGTTGTTGTTTGCCACCACACAAGTGAAGGTGTCAATGGTAATCCTTGCCCGCCACGCTCTGCGTTGCATGGAAAGATTGCTCAGACCCCTTCTCTGATACTCACAGTGCACGGACAACTCGCATCAATGGGTGTCTGCGCCGTGAAGAACCGATATGGACCAGCCGATGCAAATGGTGGAACACCAGTGTGGTTGGCTTACGACCCTGCAAGTATGCAGATTAAGGACTTAGTAGCACCATGAAATGGGAATTAAAAATGGTAGAGAACATGGGCGAAGTGCTTGGTTCTCCCGACAGTAGTGATGTGGCAGTGCCAACACAGCCATTGATTGAGGACATGAAGAAGCAGTTAAAGTTTTTACCTAAGAATTTTACTTGGACTATTGGATGGAGGACTTATGTTTGGCAGGAAGCGGAAACAAAAGAATTTAAAGAACTCACTGCCGAAGAACATGAAACGCTTTACAACGGAGGAACTCTCAATAACCCCGCAGATGCTGGAGAAAGCGATAAAGGAAGCGAACCTTCCAGCACCAGTGGAGGAGGCACTTCTCAATGAACTACCAGAGTTTGTGGAACATGTTGATGAAGCGACACAAAAAATATTCAACCCTTCCGCCATCTGGCTTGAGGCAATCCAGTTTGCTGACTATGTGGCTCAACTTGCTTCTCATCTCCGGCAAGACCATGGAGCAGAATGTTCAGGAGAAATCGCAGAACGACTCTTAATCATGGCTGAGTCTTTCAAGGACTTGGCTGAGGATGCAATGAAAGTACTGGACCAATCTGAAAAGGTGTTTAAACATGAGTTTACAAAAGAGTAATAAGCGCAGAGGTGCAGCGTGGGAGATAGACCTGACCGACTGGTTTATGGAACAAGGTTTAAACGCACAACGCTTACCTCGTGCTGGTCGCAATGACATTGGCGATGTCTATGTACCCGGAGTCAATGGAGCCTATGTCGTAGAGGCAAAAGCACCACGGCTTGATGGTCGCATTGACTTGAGTGGATGGATTCGTGAAGCAGAAATTGAGGCAGAGAACTACCGTATTGCAAAGCGATTGACAGTTGCTCCTACGCCATTGGTGATTATCAAGGCAAGCAACAAAGGGACAGGTGAAGCCTATGTCGTTCAGAAACTCAGTGATGTCCTCCCCAACCTCTAAGCACAGCATCGTTAAAGTACTTGAGCATTACGGATTTGTAATTCCTCAAAATCGTGGAGGGTGGCAATCAGTTCGTTGCGCTTTTCATAATGACCATGTAAAGTCTGCTCGTTTAAACATAGACAACGGTGGCTTCAGATGTTTTGCCTGCGACATGGCAGGAGATGTGTATTCATTAATCATGAAGAAAGAAGGAGTGGATTATGGCAAGGCTCTCAAAATCGCAGAGAGAATTACTGGCGAAAGCAACGGAGAACTACGCAACAAGCCTAAGCGAAGCGCTCCCGTATCTAGCGAGTCGCGGTATAACAGAAACGACAGCGCGTACATTCCGCCTCGGATTCGTGGCGAATCCTGAAGCAGGACATGAACCCTACCTTGGTAAGTTGGCTATCCCCTACCTCACTCCATCGGGTGTGATTGATATTCGTTTCCGTAGTTTAAACAACGATAGCGGTCCGAAGTATCTATCAAGACCTGGAGCAAGCACACACATTTACAATGTTGATGCGCTTAGTAGTGATACAGATTTCCTTGTGATATGCGAAGGTGAATTAGACACCATCATCGCTACACAAGTTGGCTTCTCAGCAGTGGGATTGCCTGGGGCTAACAACTGGAAACCGTTTTACTCTCGTGTTCTTGCAGACTGGGAAAAGATTATGTTGTTTTGTGATGGTGACAACGCAGGTAAAGAGATGGCAAAGACCCTCTCAAGAGAATTGGACAATGTATTCCCCGTGTTCATGCCTGACAACTGCGATGTTAACGATGTGTTCCTTACCGAAGGAGCAGAGGGACTACGAAAGCGAGTGGGTGTTTAAACAAGTGATTGTTAAACTGAGTCAAGAAGAAGTGCGGGTATGTACCATACTGGCAGTAGAGCGTTGGCTCACCAAGTTTGGTTCCATTGATAGACCTAACTATGCAGCAGGTAAGAAGTTTGGAAAGTTAGAGCCTGAGATTAATGCCAATATCAGAGCCAATGTTGCTGAGTGGGCAGTGGCTAGAGAGTACAACTTGTCATGGTCAGTGCCTTGGTATCCCAATGAACTGCACTCTAAGCGCAAGAACATACCTGATGTGGGTGAGTTTGAAGTT